ATAATAGTGTTGATTGTTTTTACTTGATACGCTCTAGGTTTGAATGGTTGCAGTCCGTGGTCGAGTGTAATGAGTTTCAAATAGGTTTCACAGAAGTAGATGGGATCTTCCATACACCGCAGAATTTCAGCACCCCGTTCAGCTGTAATAATAGTGTGGGAACCGATTTTCTTTACTTTAGGGTTATCTCTATATGGTAGAAATACGTCGTTTTCGTGATATTTTAGTTCATCAATAGTATAACTCATGCTATTCTTCTTGTTTAGATTCTAATACCTTTTGAGCACGGAGCATTTGAATAAAGTCTCCAGTTGACCCTTGGAATACAATATTATTTATAACTTCTGCCTTTTGTTCAGGTATTACTTCTATAGGAGGCGGCTTAATCCCAATAATTTCTTTATGAACTGCCATTAATTCGCGCGCAGTCTTAGTAATAGAATCGGAACCTTTGAAGTACGCATCAATATCTTTTGAATTTTGAGATGATACCGCTACTACTTCAGCAGTTAATAATACTTTTTGACCCTTTTCGAGTAACTTCTTCATTAGAGCACGAACTTCGGTAAAGTCTAGCTGCGCTTCTTCTATATCGGGGTCTATAGTTTGCTCATCGACTAACGTTTCAGTAACCGGAGTAATATTAACCGAGTCGTCTTCAAACATATCACCAGGTTCGAGCGGCTCTAAATCAAAAATATTTGCTAATTTATCACGCATTTTCTATAGAATTCTCAGTGGTTATAATGTATGGGTCAGTCGGCTCAATATCTTGGAGCAGAGTCCCGGCGAGCGTTGGATATGTATTTGCTACTTCTCTATAATCGCTATTTTGGCCAACACCTGTACGTACCCAACGAATAACGTTATCAGGAGCGTCGTTTGAGTTATCAGGCGTCATAATCCAACCAGGTATTGATATAGTATATGTCCAAATTATCTGACGTTGCTTACTAGTGAATGATCGTTCGAACGAATCCGACATATCGAGGCTGTTGAATAGTATATCTACCCCAGTTGTACAATTAGAACCCTCTACTAGTTCAGCGCGTAAAGAGAACTTCGGGGCAAAATACGGGAGAATCTGCTCGGCTATTTGATATTGATCTTCAAGAAACTTCGTATATACAAATACTCTGTACGTATAATAATACGGTATAGGAAAATAACGAATTTCAGGATCTCCGTTTTCGAAATGCACGATCTTCGTCAACGGATTTAGCTGTCTTGCAGCATCGTATTTTAAATCCATTAATTCATACGACATCCGTGGAAGCTGTATCGAAATAGCTCTTTCAATATCAGGATCCTTTTCCTCGCGCTCTAGATAGCTTGTATGATTCGCAAGCTCGATTGGGACACGTTGAAACGTTTCCGTTGTATTATTCGATCGCTTCAGCTTGATATTACCAAATAGCGATCCTACAATGTCACCGTATTTTCTAATTGTTTTGTTATATTGATATGTTGCACCGAACATTATCTTCTCCTAAAGGGATCGGTCATGATGACGTTAGTAAGCTCAATAGCCTCTTGTTTTGTCACATCATTGTCGAATCCGGGATCTATTACTTCTAAATCAAACGCAGCATCGAGTGAATGGGTGCCGTCATCGTTAAACAAGTAATCTCCGAGTTGATCTTGCAGTCTATGTGGAGTCTCATCCATTGAGAATGTAGTTGTAATAGCATCGATATCAGCTATACCAGTCTCAAACACTTCCGTAGAATATTCAAATACTTCGCATGTTAGATCAAACAACGGGAGAGTACCAACAGGATAAAATATAGCACGGTTGTCGGAGTATACTATCTCAAATAACTTTTTCGTTACCATGAAATAAATTAAGTCACCTTCCATAGGCCGACTGATATCTTCAATAATTCCGATATCGTCATAGAACCGCTTACGTGCAACTGCAAGAGTTACACGATCGCGAACTTCAAGGCCGAATTTTGATAAAAATGAACCTTCGCCTTCGAACCCATCGACAGATCTAATATACATTTCCATCGGGTATGCTGTATCAAAGTAAGACATGGTGTCTTCATTTAACACATCATCAACTTTACCCTTGCGACGCGGTAAGTATAACATCTCATATCCATGCTGTTGAATAGCTTGAATATTAAGAGACGCAACTAATATTTGCTCCGGTGTATTATTGTAATTGTCAAAAAAGGGATTAATTGGCATTTATTATCCGATATATACGCCAACCGGAATAGAGTATGAATTAATCATTTCTCTTTCGAGTTTTTCAATTTCAGATTGAGCTTCAGCATAGAGTTGTGCTCCATTCAATACCATTCCGCCCATTAGTGGAATCTCTCGGAACTTACCTAGGTTCGACGCCCACTGCTTCTTAATAAGAGATGTAGCATAATGTTTAAGCCAACGATCTGAATACACCCCTGCATGAATTTCAGGATCAACAACTGAAGTAGCTTCAACAACTAGGAAATCACCAATCTTGTATTTTTGCCAGTTTGTATCGATATATAATATATTTGCTCGTCTATTGTAACGAATCGCTCGTTCCCCTACGAGTAGTTGTTCAAGTAGAGATAGATGCTGCATCGCCATGTAATATGGCACCATTGACTTAGTCGTTAGGGAGTATAGATCGTTTAGTGCAATTTGATACCGTATGTCAAACAAACCATATGAGTTAGAGAATGACGAACTTGGATATATTCTAACTACTCCAAGTATATTATCAGGAAGAGTTATTTGACGCTCATCTATGTCTTCTTGAGTAATCATGTGCTTATAGTAGGTTTTCTCAGAGCCATCAAAGTGATAGTCGTAGAAGTAATTTAATGCGTCTTGAATTCTATCTTCAACCTGGGTTGCAGCTACATCAATAGTAATGACCGGCTTACCGAGACGGCGAAGACAATATTCAGCAAATTCAGCTCTGTTTGTTGGCTCAGCCATATAGTTACTCTTCCGTGTTATGTTGAACTATTTATAGGTATGTTGCCTCTAGCGATAGAGTAAACGTATCAAGTACTGTATTACCACTTGATGCATTCTTAACATTGAAGCTAGCACTTACGTCGCCCACGGCTTGTGTTAAATTGTCTCCAGATACATTTAACTCACCTCTAAATTTGATTGTATCACCAGCTGCTACTGTAAAATTTACAGTTCTATTGACAGTCGCACTATCGGCTCCTGTTGTATTTTTATTCCATGTTATTGAAGTGACAAATACGTTATTTTTAAATACAGATACTATAACACTTGCACCGAATCCTACAGTATTCGGTGTAACTTCAGCCCTTCCATTTACAGTATCAAGTGTTAATGTAATAGTTTGATTTATACCACTAATAGTTTGATTTGCGTTATCAACTGTTAGAGACCCAGTATCGTCAAATGTGGATTGACTAATATTCGCCCAGTTTACTGCATCTGGTATTAAATCAGCTGGTACTGACGCAGTTGCACCGTAAAAATTACTCAGACTAATAGGACCAGACGTCGGAACTGCAACATTAGCTGCAATATCAGGTACGAGAGCCCCACCTCTATAGTATTGAGATAATGATATAGGGTCGGATCCAGAAAACTCCGTCTTGAGATCTACAAAGGATATTGGTCCTGAACTAGGGAGTGGCATTTATTGTTTCTCTCAACCCTTTAACTACGTTACACGCATCTTTTTCTTTATTAACTTCACATTTTAAATATTGTCCGGTAAAATATAGTTGTTGTTCACAAGACATCCCCCAAAACCAATACTCATTACCACGCTCTAATATATCAGCAGCGGCCCACGTAGCTAAAACTTCATTTGAAGGCCAATTTGCGGGACGAACTGCTCCGCATTCAAACAGCTGATCTGTAATTACTAATGAATTACTCGGCTGAGCTGTAACTTTCCTGATGTGTTCGCATGATGTCAACGCGATCAAGCAAACCGGGATCAACAATAAACGGGCGATCTTCTGCAATAACTGGGACATTTCTAATTCTCTCTCTTACTTCATATTGTGTTCTGACTGTTGTGGATTGAAGACTCTGTATATCATCTACTGTAACTACATTGCTCTTATACGCATCGAAGTTTGTATTTAGCTGTGTGAGATCCACCTGCAATGATTCTATTTGATTCGCATTTTTTTCTGCATTAACACCAGACTGGTAAATTATTACCCCAGTTATTAGCACAGCTAATAGTGCACATACAACTAATATGATACGTATATCGAGTTTACGAAAGAACGTCTTGGCTGCTAATAAACTGGCTGACAAAAATACCATTCTATAACACCGGTGTCGCGTTCGCGCCCGGAGTAATCCCTAATAACTCATCAAGACCAACTAAATTAACCTCAGAAGTCTTTGTCTCTGACGCTTTAGCTAACATTCTATATTCAACACCACGAGCTTGTGCAAAAATAATATCCTCTAATTCAGATAAGTTAAGTTGCCCATTTAGAGAAAATGGAATATTAATAGTTTTTGTTACATGGGCATTTGGATCTTGATCGACTTCACGCGTCTTTGTTACTGCGTCGTCTCCTTCTCCCTCAAGATACTCTTCTTCGACCATAATTCCAACCCATAATGGGTTCTTAAATTTAACAGTTAATACTGTACCATTACGTTCGAGGATTTCGTATTTCAACACAGAAGCAACGACAGGTTCTACGACAGGTTCTACGACAGGTTCTACGGGCATATAAATCTCCTTCATTCTTTATTATTTATAGCAATCTACGGTAATACAGCATATATTAAATGCCATCTGAAGCGGATAGAGTAACTACAACATTTCCAGTATCTTTCCAATCGCCGACGTTATCGGTTACTCTACATCTCCATGTAGCATTTACATCGAATGGGGTATTACCAGAAAAGCTAAAAGTGGGATTTATACCACCTGAGCATGTTATTCCAGCATTTCCAGATTGTCTCGTCCAAGCATACGTAAGTGGGAGCGCACCTGAAACTGCAGAAACAGAAGATCCAGATACTTCAGAAGTTGCATATGAATCAAACGTAACTTCGTGATTAGATAGAGTAGCAGCGCTTAATGTAGCTGACGCTAATTTACCTTTTCCTCTGAGCGTTTCAGAAGTATATGCAGCTCCGACACCAGCCGCTGTAGCGAGACCAGCCGATGTCATCGGTACAGATAATGCCCATTCTGTGATACACGTACCAGATGTAAATGTTCCAGACGCTGGAATAGGCATTACGCTTCTAGCTCCGCGACACGTTTTCTCAACGATTTAAGCTCAGCAAGCATTAAGAACATAATACTTGTAGCATCAACTGACAGTGCACCAGTACCATCCTCCAGTTTAGTTGTAGACTCTGTAACTAGGTTGGAGTCTATAATCTGAAGATCCTGAGCGATAATACCTACTTGTCTTCCTTCTACTCCTTTTTTAGTAAACGAATATACGTCAATTGCATCTATTAATGATCCTGCTTCATGAACAATCTCAAAATTGTCTTTCAGGCGTCTATCAGACGATACTGACCATGCCGCCATGTACATAGTTCCAGGAACAGTAAGGTTACCTGCTGAATCTAACGTTGCTATAGTTGTATCGGCACTATTGTAGAAGATATGAGCCGCGCCAGTCTTATAGAAGGAGTGACTGGAAGAGGCAAAGTTGAAACGGTTCTGGCCCTCGCTTGAGTTTAGCCAAATTCCAACGGTGTTTTTGATGACATTGTTGACCGTGGCTACCGCAGTGATGTTGCCCGCCCCGGTGAATGCCGGAGATGTCCAAGTCACGTCCCCCGTCATCGCTATGGTACGACCAGTGGTCAGCGTAGCGGCTGAGCCAGTGGTCGGCTGGTTACCCGCCGCGTTAACACCCGGAAGGTTGATGTTGGCAGAGCCGTTGAAGGACACGCCCCCAATTAGTCGAGCCGTGGTCAGCGTAGCGGCTGAGCCGCTGATATTTACGCCCGTGTAGGTGCCCGACAGACGGGCATCTGGAAGAATACCCGCATTCAAGTTGGCTGCGGACTGATAGAAGCTACCCTGCTGGCCATCCAAGAGATCGGCATCAAGGGCAGAGCCCGCCCCATCGTTAGTCGTATTCCAATAATAGGCACACGCCCGGCTGGTGGTCACAGTATCAAAGGCCGTAGCGAATGTCACCGACCAATCCTTGGTCCATTCATCAGAATGACCACTGTAGCCGTGCATGAATTCAGTAACGAAGACTTGTGGATATGACCAAGTGGAAGCGAGTTCTCCAATCCAGATGATATCATTGGTCGCGTCGTAGCCGAATCTCACGCTTAACTTGGCCGCACCTTCGGTGAATTGTTCACAGGAGAGGTTTACCCAAGTTGTTACTCCGGCGGAACTTTCGTATGCATAGCCCGAGATAACGAAGGTCTGGGCAGTGGCCGTGTTATAGTTGTAGACCTCTACTCGCATCTTCAACATCGCGCTACTTCCCTTGCGCGGGAGTTTGATGCGGATTGCGCCGGTAACGGAGGGTGATTGAGATGTGTGGACTGCGCCGCCGGGGATAAGATATCGAGCCGATAGTGTAGCACCAAGGGTGTTACCTATATCAGTGATACCGTTCTTGGACTTCGTGTAGCCTATGTTGCGGAAGTTTCCTGAACCGTCAACAGTTGCACAGTTACCAGAATCATTTTTGAAAATGAAACCACGACCGGCACCGGCCATTCTGAAATACATATTATAGTCAGAGGCGGATTCTCCGTCAACGCGGCCACCCCATCCTCCGGTGGCGAAATGCGACATGTAGACTGAATAAACGTCTGATCCGTCCCATAACTTAAGTCCACGACCATCACCTGAGGATACTAGTAGATCAGTCGCGGATAGTTTACCACTACCATCGCGAGCAGCGATGGTAGAAGCCGTTGCTGCGGTAGCGGAATTCAAACCATCCAAGAGATCGGCATCGAGACCAGAACCCGCGCCGTCGTTGTTGGAGTTCCAGATTCGTGCAGTATCCCACCAGAGATCGCCACTACCGTGTTGAATGCTCAAGCTATGGGCACGAACTGCACTCCAATGGAAAGCGAGCCGTGGGCTGTAGGAATTGCTGCTTTGTGCGCCTCCAACCTGGCCCACTTCGCGTAATTCCAGACCACAGTTGAACCAATCAGGGCCAACAGAGGATGTGGTAAACTGGGTCCGCCCACCCGTAAATATCTGACCAAATGGTCCCAACTGAGCGAACACTGTGGAGTTCAGGCCATTGAGAGACAGAGCGTTGGTTGCGGTGTCTGCCAGCCTAGCGGAATCGACACGAACACCGTAAGTCGATGATCCGTTCCAACCCATAATAGTGGGGTAAGAACCGGACCAAGGAACTGCTGCGTTCGTGTTGTTTACTGCCCCGCCGCTGGGCGACAACGAACTGGAAGCGTCGAATATGACATGGTTGCCGCCATAATTTGACCAACGCATCAGTCGGGAACACCAAGCGTCTTGCTCAGGTCCAGCACCCCAAGCCACGGTTCCAACGACTTTGGCGTGAACCGCACCCTGTAGTCCATCCAAGAGATCAGCGTCGAGGGCAGAGCCCGCTCCGTCGTTGCCCGCTGTCCACACCACGTTCCCAAGATGTAACATATTGCCCGCTAGAGGCGCACTCAAGATGGTCGTCCATGAGATTAGTCGGTTAGTAGCACCAGTGGTGTTACCTTGAACCAAGAAGCCCCCGTTCGAACCTAAAGTAAGAAGTGCCGCTGTGTCACCACTAGGCGCATTGTGGTTATTATTCCCTGTAGTGTAAGTGACGTTGTAACCGATGCTACCGTAATGGCCACCACTATAGCCCATAGAAAGGCCACGACCGTTATTCAGGTAGAAGGCATTACCGTTGATATTCTGTGCGTTTACATCGTTTCTGATAAACTGTGAGCCTTGTAGGCCATCCAAGAGATCGGCATCAAGTCCAGAGCCCGCTCCGTCATTCGAGTCTGACCACAATTTCTGCCATGCGTAGAAGGTTCCGGAAGAATGCCAACCACGGTGATACAAACTGTTATTGTATCCGCCAGCAAGTTGCATACCCGTATCTATTCCACGGGCAACAATGATCTGACCATACGTGAATCCGGATGGTGAATTGGTAGGAGTAGATTCCGCGTTATAAAATCCACTGGTCAACAGGCTATCGAGGGCAGTCGAGAATCGAGTTCCGTCTTGGTGGGGAACAATCTTATCCGTGATGGCATAACCAGCCAGTGTAGTGGGCTTACTCGTAATGGAAGCCCAAGCAGGAGTGATCGTTACTGCGGCGGCGGCAGTAGTAAGTCCCTTGGCGTTGACCGTGAATGTTCCGACTTGAGTGGCGGAGCCAAAGGCTCCGACATTGCCGTTGACCGTAGCAAGAGTATTGACTGTCGAACCCGCCGATGACGTGACATCGCCAGTCATCGCGGGCATACGGGCCGCCAATAGAGTACCAGCATTTAGGTTGGCTGCGGACTGATAGAAGCTACCCTGTTGGCCATCCAAGAGATCGGCATCAAGTCCAGAGCCCGCACCGTCATTACCGGCGTGCCACATCGCATTACCAGCGGCTGTCAACGTGGAAGAAGCAAACACCACGGTGCCATTGGCATTGATACGGGCCGTCGTTACGAACGCTTGGTTGTTAGTTGCCGCCGCAGTGGTTACCGTCCCAAATTCAAGTCCTCCCACTGTGTCCGAACGTATGATTGAAGACAGAATACCGCGAGTCTTGTAGGTGTTGA